AGGACGAATGAGTGGACAACTCAGTTCGGCAAACGTGCCGGCGTCCAATCTGTTGTATTTACCTAGCCTCAATCTAGATCTATTTGATTATCAAGTAGAAGCGTTTGAATGGGCTGTTGATAAACAGCAATCTTATTTAGCGTTAGATATGGGGTTAGGTAAAACAGCGGTAGCAATAGCAGTTGCCTCAGCTTTGGTTGAGCAGCTGCAACAAAAAGTACTTATCATAGTTCCGCCAAGTCTTATATTAAATTGGGTAACAGAATTTGGTAAGTTCAATAAGAATATAAACGTTGCCGTTTTACGAGGTAAGTCTCCATCTGGTTTGCCAGATGCCGATGTATACATAATTGGTAACGCAGTTTTAGCACAATGGGTTTTAGTACTTATGGGAGAGATAGACGCTCTTATAGTTGATGAAGCTCATTTCTTTAAGAACAACTCTAAACGTACTAAAGCTTTGATAAGTCTTAGTCAATACATGCCCACTAACGCAATACGTGTTCTTATGTCAGGAACACCTGCGCCTAATGGGCGAAACATGGAGTTGGTAACACAGATAGATACTCTTGGCCCTAATGCATGGCAAGGGGTTGGTGGCATTGGTTACTTTTGGCAACACTATGCCCCATGGTCTGGGGTAATCATTAATGGTAAAAAAGTAGGAAGAATATCCACTAATGATCTGGACCTTAAAAACAAGATGCATGCTTCTTTTATGTTTAGGCGTAAAAGAGATGAAGTAATAGATTTACCTACAAAAACAAGATCAACTGTTGTTCTTGAGGGAACAGGTACCGCTGTTGATGACTACATAGCCTGCGAGAATGATTTGATTGCATGGCTTGAATCATTAGACAAAGATACGACTGGGGCCGAAAGAGCATATGCATTAGTACAGCTTGGTTTTTTGCGTAAGCATGTGGGTAAAGCTAAGGTTGAATCAATAATCAAGTTTGTATCTGAAGTATTAGATAACGAACCTGGTGGTGTGTTTATAGTTGCCGAGCATGTGGACACTATGAACGCTTTATCTGCGGGCCTAAGCAAATATAAAGTTTGCGAGGTTCGTGGTGGTATGTCAGAATCTGCTAAGCATAAAGCAGTCAATGACTTTAACAGTGGCGCTTCAAGAGTTATGGTAGGTCAGATAATCTCTGCTGGTACGGGCTTGACTCTTACTGGTAATGGTATTAACGTAAACCACCGAACAATTATTGCGCAGTTACCGTGGAACCCTGCCTCGCTCAAACAAGCAGAGGATAGAGTACACAGAATTTCACAGTCAATGGATGTATGCGTTACCATTCCACTGTGTCATATAGAGGGTCGCCAAACAATTGATGAAAGATTGTGGGGTGTCCTTGAAGATAAGGCGTTCTCAACAGGAATACTTATTGATGGGGAAGCTGAAGTGTTACTTGAAACAATCCAAAACGGAGTGCTTGACTCCTACAAACGAAAGAAGGTAAATCCATGAAGGTTAACTCATTCAATCTAGGTAAAGAATGGTTAGAAAAGAAGAAAGCTCTTGCTGAGTTACAGGCAGAGTTTGACGAGTTGGATGCAAAGCTCAAAGAGTTCATGTTTTCAACCGGCCTTAAGACCATTGAAGTAGATAAGAATGTCATTGAGTTGCAAGTTAACGCTCGCAGATCATTCGATGCAACTGCATTGAAAGACATGATAAGTGCTTCAGTCTTTAACAAGATAACAAAGCCAACTGTTGATACAGCATTGATTGACGCCGCAGTTAAGTTGGGCACAATCAAGCCTGATGTGGTTGAGCAAGTAACCAAGAAAACCGAATACAAACAACTACGAGTGAAGTGAGGAAACAATGAGCACATCAACAAACGTGCATTTAAATGGTTGTTACAACCCAAAGGTAAGCATTGAATTTAATGACTATCTTGATTGCGGAGCTCCATTTAGGACACTAAAGCTATGCGCAGGAGAACATGAGGTAAATGTGTTCTTCATGGAGCACAATGAACCAAACTTAATTGAGGTTCTTAATCAAATCATTGAGTCAGCAACTAATAAGTTGAATGAGTTATCTGTCTCGGCATGGGTAAATGCAGTCAAAGAATTATCAGAAAGTGAGGTATAAGCATGTCTGGATACAATATGCCTGATGGTTGTTACGAGAGTGACATACCTGGTTGGGATGACGAAGATATAACTGCAATGATTTACTGTGATGACTGCCAAATCGACTTTGAAGCAGAAGTTACATATAACCGTGGTACAGAAAGCGGGGATGTAACCTGCCCCGAATGTAATAAAGAATGGTATTACGAACATGAAACCGACAACAACTAAACCAACAACAAGGAGCAATAATGTTTAACTATCACGAAGTGTTTGAAGAATACGGAAAGTCCCCTGCTACACCACAAGAGTGGCAGACTTGTAACACAACCCATGATTATGTTTGGATGTTCCATGTAACTTCCGAATTTACTGAAAGAATGATGATCAGCTATCTTCACGGTCACAAGGACCCAAAGATTGTCGAGAAAGAAATGGATCAGTTCATGGAAGAACTTCAACGGCAGACAGGGTTGTCTATTGACGACACAGCTATGTATGCAAAATTGGGACAATACATTTTCCATGATCGTGAGTACAGAGATGATCCTGAAGCTGCTCGCCAAGCTGCTTACGAAAGTTTCCAACACCACGTGGAACTAAATGATCGGATTAGAAGTGCCGACAACGCTGAGGAATTGATTGAGGAATTGGATATGCCTGAAGAACTTGTGCGTATGGCTGAGGAGTTCAACAACATGATTGAAGAGCGTCACGCCAAAAACAATCAAATTGAAGCAGATCTTGCTTCTCTTGAGGCAGACATGATGGCCGAAGAGTTGGCTGGAGTGTTCACTGAACTTGAGAACCTTCTTAAGAACATCAATAAAGAGGAGGAGGGTAAGTGATTACTATCATGACACTTAAGGATATGCTTGTTGACTTACAAAGTAAAACAAGCAAAGATATCCACGATGAACTTATGCCGTTCATCCTCCCTATCAAAGATATGGATAAGGAGTTATTTGATGTACCACTTTCAAGCGTTCCGTTTGGTGATGGGGATGTTTACAAGCTAATTAGGTTCCTTTCACGCAATGTGGAGATAATGAATGGATGTATTCAGTTTGCATTGATTGCTCCAGCTACCGCTACTAACCCTGAAACAGGCGAGAAGAAGAAAATGTTTATGCTGTTTGTTGTTGAGCGTGCTAATCGAATATGGCATGGCGCTTGGGATTATGAAACAGGTGAGTATATCCACGAACCAGAAGAAGTAAATGACGGTTCCCATGATGGTGACCTACTAGTGGCTCTTAAGCTGTTTTCTTACCAGTTAGCATGCAGTGTGGGTGCTGAGGGTTTCCCTGAGCTTTATAGCAAATCAGTAAAGCTGGTACAAGAGACAATGGGTATTTTAGTTTCCAGACATGGAGGTGAATAATGCGACCAGAGCTTAAAGACCTAGCAAGAACTATGCACCCCAGCTTTGGTGCATCTTTCCCTGACCAAGGTTGGGATAAGATTATCATTGACTGCCATAACAAATTAAAGTCCATTGATCCTGATTATGTTATCTATCAGGTTAAAGAAAAGTTTGGAACGCTTAGGTACTACTTTCACAGTAACCATAGTGACCAGGCCAGTATGGCAAAATGCGTTGAAGAAGCAGAAGAATTAAGTGCAGTGACTTGTGAGCTATGCGGTAACCCTGGTAGTTTAGATCGTGAGGCGTGCTGGATTAAAACCCTATGCCCCGAGTGCACAACTACTAGAAAGGTTAGACGCGATGCCCCGACAGCACCAGTCAACTTCAATGAGGAAATTGCTCAAAGAAATTAAAGACTTAGGGTTCGATGTAACCCAAAAGAAATCAGGAACGTATCTGCTTGTACCGCCGGCTCATATTGATGGGCCGGCGTATACAACTCACGCAACTGAGTCTGCATTTCATCCAATAAAAAGAGACTTTAAAAAGCTCTACAAAATACAACTGTGAGGAAGTATGGAAACTAAAGAATGGCGATCCATGGCTGCTTGTCTTGGCATACCAACAGAAAGATTCTTCCTTAGTAAAGGTGAGTCAAGTAAAGAAGCAAGAAAGATATGTGATACATGTTCAGTCAAAGCTGAATGCTTAGATGAGGCCGTACACATTAACCCCATATATGACACCTACGGAATATATGGTGGCAAGACATCTAGAGAACGTAACAAAATACGTAAAGAACTAGGTCTTGTATTTGCTCCTGTAAATCATAAACATTAGCATAACCCCGAGCGGAGTCACTTAACCAGTGGCCCCGCTCGGGGTTGCTTTTTTTTTTGTTTTTATTTCTAGCCTCATCTCAGGCACTCGCGCTAAGGTAGACTTGTACTCGTCGCAAGCGTGATACCGTCCAAAGGAGAAAACCATGAGCCTATGCCGTGGCCCGTTATGTAGTGAAAAAACTGTGGCTAAAGGGTTATGCGCCGCCCATTACAAACAATTGAAACGTGATGGTAAGTTGCATATCATTGAAAAATCACAACTTCCTGAAGATAAGTTCTGGAAGAACATAAAAAAAGAAGAAAATGGTTGCTGGACATGGACAGGAACTGTTGATAAAGGTTATGGCCGTATGTACGTCGGGAACAAAGCATTTCAGTCTCACAGATGGTCATATGAACAACACAGACACGTATCTTTGACTAAGGCCGAAACACTTGACCACTTGTGCAGAAATACATTGTGTTGTAATCCTGAGCACCTAGAAAAAGTTGCTCTCATTGAGAACATTGAAAGACAGCACCTGTATCATGCACTTAACGCAGAAATTAAAAGACTGCGTGAGTTCCTTACTGATATTGGTTACGATCCCGATACTTTGCAAAAGGAGTTGTGATATGTGGATAATCATGGTAATTATTTTATGCGTAATTTTTTACTACATAGCAGATCAAATAAAAAAGGATGAATAATGCAAACATTTGTACCACACGGAAGTGACTTTACTAGTAATGCCTTGGTGCTTGACCGACAGAGATTGGGTAAGCAAAGAGTTGAAGGTATGCAAATACTTAATACTCTGCTTGGTTATAGCAGTGGTTGGGCAAATCACCCAGCAGTAAAAATGTGGAAAGGATATGAACCAGCTCTTGTTCAATACACTTTAGAAATGTGTAAAGTATGGACTTCGCTAGGTTACAAAGATACTTGTGGTATAAAAATACTACAAAAGTGTGCCTTTTCAGGAGTGCGCATTGCCAGCTTTGAATATCCTGAAATAGATATGCCTGAATGGTTGGATGACCCTGAAGTGATGGAATCACATAAGTCAAATTTACTTCGTAAGTTACCTAATCATTATTCACAATATTGGCCTGAAGTGTCACCTGACCTTCCTTACAAATGGCCAATTAAATGATGATTGCTATGAACTACATTGAGTTTCTTATGTTTGTATGTATTCCTGCAGCATTTATAATTCCACCCATTATTATTTTGTGGGTAAATTATAGTAACAGTAACTTTGCTGAAAAAATTAGAAAGATAGATGCTGCTGTAAGACTAGAAGAAGAAAAATATATTGATGATTCCTACGAAAATAGGAATCATAGACTTGAAGAAGAAATGAAAGCGTATTACTCAAATAAGAATTATGATCGACGAATAGGCAAAGATTGAGTAGACCT